TTCAGCGTAATTATTTCCATCAATATCAGATTGAATTGTAACTGTAGGAGTGTTGTCTCCACCGTCATCAATATCACATAAATAAGATAGATGTAAACGACCTTGCTCAGACCAAATAACTTGGTCAGCAGTCATCGCTTCTTCAGCACCTACTTGAGCTAAGAAACCTGAAATAGTTCTTTGTCCGAATACTTCAGCTTCTTTCTCCATTAGGTCTGGTACATATTGTTGTCCCCATCCAGACGAGCTGTTTAGGTCTAAGTAATTTGTAGATAGTGTTTGCTTTATTGGAGCTGGAACACTATTCAAATTAGTTCCTGCAGTAATTGCCATAATTTTGTAATTTTAAATTTGTTATTTATTTTTAATTTTAAACTTAAAATCAGAAGAGTTGTCTCCTATCACTTTTACCTTCATTCCATTAGAAACAATTTCTTTATGAGCTCCTCTTGGATCCATATTTATATTTTTGGCTTTTGCAATAGTTTCTTTAGTTGCGTCAGCCTTTCCTTGTTCGTAGAAATGATTGGCAATTGCGTCAGCATTCATAGCTGTATATAATGACTTATGATATTCTTTAGCATTCACTAGCGCTCCCTTTTTATCGACAAACTTTGTCATAAAATTAGATAAGTCACTTTGAGTTGTTTTTACCTTACCAACATCTTTAACATTAAATCTAAACTTTTTTTCACCGACTTGGTATTCAAAACCTTTAAACTTATCGTTGAATAAATTGTTTGTTTTTTGTTCAAAAACTTTGGTGTTATTATCTACAACTATTTTAGTTTCTTCCGACTCCTTGTTATATCTATTAAAGAAATCTATGGCTTTTTGTTGTTCTTTGGTCAACTTTGACCCAGCTTTAATTTCTTCATAGTATTTGGACTTTTGCCCGTCCAGATGGGCCTTAGCACTGGCAACTTGCTCTTTTAATGCTAATTTTTTTCTTTTAATGTCTCTTTCTTCATCTACTTCCTCGTCATACGAAAAAGAATCTTCAATTAAAAACTCCACTTCTTCAGATGTCAAATGAGATTTAGTTTGTTTATAGTACTCTCTTAGTACTGTCATATCGTCATAACTAGAAAAATCTTGATTAAGACGAACGTAATCTTCTAATGTACCACCAGTTTCTTCCATAAAATCTACAACTTTTTGTAAATTTTCAGGCAAAGCTTTTCCAGTTTCTGCTTCTTCTACTTTAGCGTCTAGTAATTCTTCTGTAAGTTCAGTCGCTTCGTCTTTAACTTCTTCTTCAGTAATTTCTTCTAATACTGGGGTTTCTTCTTGTGTTTGCTCTTCCGGTTGTACTTCTTCTTGTTTTTCTGTGGGCTCGGCATTTTCAGGCTCTGCAACCACTCCGCTGTCGTCAGCGTTATCTTCTTTAGTTTCATTTTTTTCTTCTTTTGGTGTTGGTGGTTTGCTTAAATCTACTTTAATAACAGAATCGTCATCAGCGCTATTAAACTTTGTTTCTTCAACTGGCTGTTCAGTTTGTTGTGTAGTTTCTTCAACTACGTCTTTGTTTTCTTCCATAATATGATATAATAATAATTAATAATTTTAACTAGGGTCAAAACCACCTAAGTCAAACCCTCCTAAGGTATCATTACCTGCGGATTCAAAGTTTTTAGGTGATCTTCCACTATTTCTTTGTTCAATCATTTCTGATTGTTGTGTTGCTTGTATTCTTGTTCTTTCGTCTTTACGATTTTCTCTTTGTTTTTCTCTTTCAGCAAGTCCTTGAGTTTCCATGCCTTTTAGTTGCATATTATACTCAAATTCTAACGCCATTAATTCTTTTTTATGCATAACCTCTTGCGCCATTTTACCAGCATCAATTTCAGCTTTCATTCTTTCTAATTCAGCTTCACTTTGAACCATTGCTTGATTTTTTTGAAGTTCTATTTGAGCCGTGTTTTGAGCCGCTTGAGTATTAGCTTCTGTTTGTGCTTGGATATTTTGTATTTGAATTTGTCTATCTAATTCGTCTTTCTTTTTTCTACGTATTTTTAAAAGTTGATTAGCTAGTTTAATATTTTTTATTTCTCTAAGGTCTACAGCATCTTCAATATTTATATTTTGTTGTTGCAATGCCATTTGGATATTATTCTCAAGCATTGCTTTTTCCTCTTCATCTGGTTGTAATTCTATAAATATACCAAAATCATAAAGATGCAACTCTTTCATTTCTTCTAACGTAGCTACATTGTGAGATCCAATAGCTTGAATAAAAGCATCTTTTGTTGGTGAATATTCTAAAACGTCTGATATTCTAAGAGCTAAACATTCTGCTGTTTCAGCTGTAAGATATAATCCGGCTTGTAGTATGTGTCTTGTCGCTGTATTGCTATTTGCAGCTGCTAGTTTTTGAACACCAACTAAAGCATTTTTATCTGGCATACTACCATCTCTAGCTTCATTTAACCCGGTTACATCTCTTATCATTTGTAAATAATAATTATATGTGCCGATTAAACTTTGTAATTTAGCACCACCATTTCCAGATTGTATTTCTTGAATAGGCACTTTACCTGGGTTTATATCGCCTTCAGAAGTAAATGATCTACCAATAACAGATCCTGTTTGGAAAAACATATTTAATGCTTCTTGTGGATTATAATTAGTTCCATTACCTAAATCTATTTCAGCAAGACCATCAGCATCTAAATAAACACCATCAGGTGTCATTCTTGACATTACTTGTTGTAATTTTAAGTGTGTTAATTGAATCATGTCAGCAAAACCAGTTATACGTTTTACTAAAGAATCTATTTTACTATTATACATTCTAGGCGCCACTATAGCATAGTTCATTTTAACTTTAGTATAGTCACTTTTAGGACGCATCATATTTTCAGATAATTTCCAACTAAGTAAACGCTCTGTACCTAATATCATTGCCCCTTCATATAAACACTCTACAGACTGCAATAATCTAGAATAACCACCCTCTTTGTCTTTTGGCGGATTAAACATGTCATCTTTAGCTATAATTTTATCAGCACCTGTTCCAGTTTGTTTAACTTTGTAAACTTCATTCATATATGTTTTATAATTAAAATATAAAACTTGAACCGTGTTGTTATCTTCTTTATCTACAGAATATCTAGTACTGTAAATATTTTTATTCGTAGTTCTATTTTTCATAATATCCTCAAGATCACTTTCTGTTAAATGAGGAAATTGTTTTGCTAATTCATTTATTGGAATAGATTTAACTTCTCCAACATAATATATATCATCAAAATAAGGAGAGTCTGTATAAGAATAAACAAGATTAGCAGGATCTACATAATTAATCGTTATACCTTCGGCTGTAGTAAAGTTTGTTTTCACAGCACCAATACCCAAAACTGTTAGATCATAATAAAAACGTTTTTTAGTTAACTCATATTTATTACCTTCAAACAAAACATTTAAAGCTTGCTCTTCAGCTAATTCTACAGCTTGTTTATAATTAAGCTGCATATGTATACCTAATTCCTCTTCGCTTCCTGGCAATTCTTCAATACTACTTTCTCTTAAACTTAAACCAAGTCGAGATTCAGCCTCTGAATCAAATTCTTGTGAACGCATATCCATAAGAATATCTTTCATATATTTAGTTCTTTTATCTACACCGTTTGGTGATTGAGAAAAAGCTTTTATATCATAAGTTCTTTCAGCTATACCATTTACTACTATATCTACAAATTTTGAAATAATTGGGACAGGCTTCCAATCTAAATTAAGATAGGACAAATCACCATTTATAGATAACTCATCCTTATATTTTTGTATTGACTGCTCGCCTCTAGCGTACAATCTTAAACTATGAAAATTGTTATAATTAGTCTTATATTTATTAAGACTTCTGTCTTTATTAAACCATTCAGCTTCTATTGCTTTACCTACTTTCAAGCCATATTCTTGACTGTTTTTTTCAGTGTCACTTACTGTTTGACTTGGGAAATAACTTTTTATGCCAGACTCTGCCATATATTTATTTTATTATTTGTGAATTAATTCCAGTATTACTATACTTAGAAATATTTATGTTTAATTTAGGTTTTTCAACCTTTGCATTTGGAGCATATAAATGTCTATTATTTGCCATTATTGCCAAACCTGAACTTATTGACGCATCAAACTTTGTACGTTTTGTTATATCAAATCTAGCCCAATCATTTAATAAATCATTAAAATATAGATTGCCAAATGTTCCATCTTGTTGCATGCCCACGTGATCTTGAATATACATCTCTATCGCTGCCGCATGCGCTTGTTTTATGTCTTCACTGGAGTTCGGAATACCTCCAACTTCTTTTTCCGCTACAGATAATTTATTCCATATTTTATCTGGCCTATTCATGCTAAATCCTCTATAACCTCTTCTTCTAAGATAATAAAGTAATCTAGGCTTATTGTTTTCTGCGAGTATTGGCATGCCATAAAAAACTATTGCCATTAATACATCCTCAAAAAATATCTCAGCCGTAGGTGGTCTTGATAGATATTCTAAAAAGAAACTGTTTGCAGGAGCGTCCTCCATACTAAACTTGGTTAAGCCGTGTAATGCTCCTTTAGAACCTATACCATCTACGGTTCCTGATATATCATAAGAATCACAACCAAATGCTCCCATGTGTTCATTACCAGGATGTTTTATACCATTTTTAAGTACCACTCTATTTTGTAATTCAGATTTAGGTACCCAGCTAACTTTAAATCTACCTTTTGGATCTGGGTAAAATATAACTTTAGAATCTTTAACACCGTTAATCCATTGGAAATTACCTTTTGTAATTCCCAAGGTCCTAGTCATTTCTTCGTTATAATCTATCTGCTCGTATATTTTTACTAAATTAAATATACTGTTTTTTGTTTCATCTCTAAACGCGTGCTCTTCAGTTCTTGGAAATTGACGATAAAATTCGTTTAAAGCATCTTGATCGTCTTTTAAACCGTCAGCTTCATTTTGCCAATTATCTACAACACCAACATCTATTAATTCCCCATCTGGGGCGAACACATCGACGTCAGGAGTATTAAATACTGGAATTCCATGCTCGTCAATAAATCCTTCGTAGTTCCATTCCATTGGGATAAACAGAGAATAGAGACCAGACTTTGTTTGACCATTTCTATTTCTTTTAGTGACATCGGATGCGTTGTATAGTTTTTTAAAATTGTCTCCACCTTTATCTAATGCGTTTGAGGTTGATCCCATCATACATTTACCTATAATCCTACTACCTAATCGTAAACATGTTTTTGTAACCCTCCAGTTATTTAATATATTATCGGGTCTTTCCCATTTACCGCTTTCATCGTGTACTAATAAATTAAGTTTTTCACCATCGTAACTATTATCACCAGTATTTTTCCAATCTATCGTTGTATCTAATCCTTCTAATTCTTCTAACTTCTCATTAGACGTTATTTTCTTTCTAGTAAACTTACTAGCCGGTACTCTATATGCTAATTCTGTTTTAGGCCGATCCATACCATCTTGAATCGGTTTAAAAAAGAATGGATAGTTTATACTAATTGGTACTACTTTATCAGTAAACATTTTCTTTGCATCCGCACCTGTTTTAGATAGTATACCATATCTACTATCACTCGCAAGAGTAGCTAAATTAACCGTTTCAGCAGACGACATAAAAGAAAATCCAGATCGTCTGTTTTTAAGGTAACACATGCCGTAACATCTTTTGTCAGCTTTACACGCTTCCCAAAAGATAAAAAACAATCTATTTGCCTCTCTAAAGTCAGGGGCACCTACGTCAATTTTACTCCATTGTAAGTACATGTAATGTGTTCCTACTATATAAACGGGTTTATTATTATTCATAAACCAAAACCCCTCGTCTCTTCTTTTAAATTCTTCGTCTATATAATCAAACCACTGTTCTTTATTTTCATCTGGATAGTTTCTCCAATCAAAAATATTTTTAATTCTACTTAGCTCTTTAGGATACTCTTGTTTTACCCACTTGTTTTTTTCATGCCTGTAAACTTCTTTAGGCACTTTAGGTAAAGCTATCTTTAAGTTTTGAATTTCAAGTACTTCTCCTATTTGACCAGTTTTAGATATAACAATAATATCGTGCTCTTTGTTATATCCGTATTTCCACTTCTTACCCTTATTAAGTCTACTTATTGTAGTCTTTTTTATAGGTTCAATGGTCTTAACTAAACTTTGCTCGTACATTACTTAGATCTACCTTCAGCAAATCCTTTAAAGACTTTTTCCTCTTTCTTTTCAGGTGTTTTTCCCTCAAGTAAGTTTTCTTCTTCTTGAATTCTATTAAGTATTTCGAATGCGTCAAATATAGCTAGTTTTTTAGTAGCCGCAGCATTCTTCAATCTATCAGCTGATATATCGTCATCAGAGTCTACAATAGGTTCTTTAGCAACTTTGATTAATTCATCAACCGCTTTTTGCCCAGCTAGGATTATATTCTTCTTCGTCTCCTTGATATTCATATTTGATAGTTATTAAATTAGATAAAACACGATATAGTCTTTCATTATCAATAATAAATTCATATTCGCCCCCTGGTTTGAAACCAATTAAATCTCCTTCTTTGACAGTACCATCTGAGTACTTAACAATACCTTGTAAAGGTTTTTCAGATTCAATATTAAATTGATCTACTGCTTTTAAAGGTTTTATAAAACAATAACCTTTTGGAGTTTTCCACTTACCATTTCTTTTATATAAAAAGATTTGGTCTTTAGTTATAAAATAAGTTGATTCATTAAAGTAACTTTTGCTGTTTTTTTCTACACCTTTAATATCATGCCATCTTCTAAAAACATTATGATGTACTACAACTGTATCTCCAGGTAATATTTCTGTATGTCTCGCTATAGGTGTAGATATAACAGTTGCTTCTCTATTTATATATTGATGATTGAAGATTTCGGTGTTAAGTATTAACTCCGAATCTCCAACCTTCTTTTTGTTATTATATCTTTCTCCTATTGGCGCTACAACAAAGTTGTGAACGCTTTTCATTAGTATTCTAGGTTATACTCTACAGATACAGCCATATTTTTGTTAAAGTCTTTCCATGGTAAAACATCATTATTTTTTTTGATATAAACAGAAAATTTATCATCCTCTTCTATTATATCACAAATAGTATGTCCACCATATACTTCTTGACCAACAGCATAGTGCATTGCATCGTTTTTATAATCTTTACCTATACTAATCTTTCTTATCAGTTTGCTCATTTTCTGGGTATTTTATAGATCCGTCTTGGATATTAATATCAATAGTCCCGTAATCTTTTTCAAATTCAACTTGTAACTCTTTCAATTTGTCTTTATGCCCAGCTACTAAGTGAGCTATTTCATGCTTTCTTAGTTCTATAGATCCCATTTCTAATTGAGATCTGTTTATTACATTAACGATTGATTGAAGATTTTCTAATTGTGAATTAGTTATCTTTTCTGGTCTAAGGTCTTTCACCTTAGGTGTTTTTCTTTTTGCCATTTTTATTTAATTTAAGTTAATTTAATTTATTTTTATTGTTCGAATGATAATACCAATGTTATTGGACTACCATTGTATACTTTTTTATCATTACTACTTGCGTTTGATAGATTATTCTCCATTGTGATCTGTGTTGCTGAATCTACACTTTTAACAGTTCCAAGTAAAAGATTATCTTCGTCATACAGTACATCTCCTGGAGCAACTGCAAGTCTAGCGTCGATAGTAGCCACGGTTAGCGTAGGACTAGTCGTTGCCATTGTACCATTAATATCTAAAGTAGATTCCCAGTTGTGAGTGGCTTTTGCTATCAAAGCACAGTATAATTTATCATACCCCACGTTAGTACCACTATTAGGCTCTCCTTGTAGTATCATGTTTCCTGGATAAGAATGTACCGCTTTGTTATCTGATATAGTTACCTCTCCTTCTGGTACACTTAAGACATTTAGATATGTTAAATCTCCATCATTTGTCATTATAGAGGCATCTACATATGTTTTGCCTTGTATAAGGTTAAACCAAGGTGGTGAACCAGCCGCTGGAGCACCTACAGCAGCTGCTACAGAACCTAACGACGTTGGCGCTGTTCCATCAGGATTTCCTTTAGCCCAAATGATTTCAAAATCAGTTGGAGTAACATCTGCACCATCTTTTCCTCTATATAAAACTGTTATTCCTACTAGTCTAGCTGCACCTTTTGGTATTTCAAACTCTGTCCAATCGGCTAATATTTGTGTGTCTGTTATATTACCGTCATGTTGCTCGTCTGGATCTATATAAGGTTTTGCTGTTACGTTAAAATATTTTCCCATAATTTTTATTTTTTTCTTTTTTCAAATGACCGTCCGCCAAAATAAGCACCGATCACAGTTATTAATACTAATTGTAAAAGATCTACGTAAGAGTCTTTTACGTTGAAGTTAAGTTTACCAGCATCAATAAATATAAGTAGCATTGTGCATACTACTAAAAATATCAACACTAATGGACGAACATTTTTACTTAGCCACGAATCACTATTCATATCTGCTTTCCAGCGAGATGTAATGTTCTTTTCCATCTCAACTTCATAGTTGGCTATTAATTCTTTTATCTTGTTTTCTGCAGCTAATTTCTCCTCACCACTAGTGTGTAGATTATCTATCACACTTCCAACGCCTTTTACTAGGTCAGCTGCACCACCTGAAAATATTTTACCTAGCATTATATTTTTCTTTTAATTCTTTCAAATGAACTAATACCAAAACATCCTAATGTTACCCATACGAATGAATTGTATATTACCTCGTTAATTACTAATTTTCCATCAACAAATATAAAACTAGTTATAAGATCTGCTACAGCAAATAAAGTCATCACTACAAAAGAAGCAAATCCTATTATATTCTTTTCGTTGATCTCATTTTTATCTTTAAATAAGTTCCACATTACTTTTTCTTCTTTTTAGAAGATTTCTTCTTTTTAGGTCTTCCAACTTTTGACCCATATGTTCCTTTTCCTCTTGGCATAATGTTATCTGTTTTTGTCTTTAATCATATCATCTATAGCTTTATTATAAACTTTATCTGTATATGATTTATTGTTATAAAATATACTTCTATCAGACGTAGGTAAGTCCTCTTCGCCAAGAAGTATTCTGTAGATTCTACTTATCATTTGAGAGCATTTAAAAGATGTTTTAAATACGGAGTATTTAATAGTAGTTCTATTACGATGCCTCCAAGTTTCTATCCAACCATCTTGTCTTAATCTCTCCCATCTTTGTTTATCCCATGAATACGTGTAAACTCCATCTATAAACTCTTTTCGTGTAAATCTTCCTTTACAATCTAAATAAATTAATAATTCTAAGTCTGCGTCTTTTAACCCGTAAGTTTTACAGACCCACTTTCTAGTGAGCCTGTAATACTTAAGGATATTCATTTCACGCAAATCTTGCGCGGTTAATCTCAATTATTAAACTTGAGATGCTACAGTAACGCCAGCAACAGCACTAATCTCAGAGATTAAATACGTGCTAGTTACATCATCAGCAATAACAGTAATACCGTCAGAGTGAGGACCGTGATTAGTAGCTCCAGCTAAAGCTTTCATAACTTCTTTTCTTTTAGCTGTGTCTACAGTTAATTGAACTTTGTCGTTGATAATAGCTCCAGGTACACCTCCAGCCGCACTTAATTGTGGCTTAAAGTATATATCAACAGTTGTATCAGAAGCAGCTTGAAAACCAACAAGATCTTCTACAGGAACCATTATTGAATCCCCAGTTACAGCGTCGTCGTCGCCTATAGCTGTGGGATTTCTAAAATACCAATATCTTTTCATTTTTTTAATTTTTATTTGTTATACTTTAATTATTAGTCTGCTACAGGTACATGATCGTAGTCTCCAGTTTGATTCCAAAGGTTAACCACCCAAGCTGTAGTTGAAACACATACCGCACATACTAAAACATCAGTAGCAGCGATAACAGATTCTTTACCAGAACCAGTTACATTGTTAAGAGCTACAGTAGCTGGAGCTGAAGTTCTAAGCTCGTAAGCTTGACCTGTTTCACCAATTGAGTTTAAATAAACTACTGTTCCAGGAACTGGAGCTGGTAAAACTACAATATGAGCAGCATTCGCTGAATCTGTAGTATAAAAACCACCACCAGGAACAGTACCTGTACCAGTACCATCAGAAGTAGCTGTAATAGTACTGTTAGTAGCAACGGCTATATCTATAGTTCCACAAGCTGAAATAGTTCCAGTTTCTTGAGATCCAGTCGTTACGTATTCAGCAGTAGCGGTACCAGCCGCTCCACCAACAATAGTTGTTAAATCATCAGCTACAGTAACAAAACCATCAAAAGATGGTCTAGTATTATTAATAGCTCTTGATATAGTTTTCATAACATCTAAGTGCGTGTTTGCAGCACCTAAAGTTAAAGCCACAGTATCAGTAGCGGCTGAACTAACATTCTTCATACTCTTAAAGTTAAGAGTTAAAGTACCGTCAGCAGTAGGGGTCATACCAACTAAATTTTTAGCTGGAAAACAACAGTTAGTTGATGCTCCTACGTTGTCGTCATCAGCTTCTGTGTTAAAGTATAACCAAGCATTTTTTTCCATTTTCTTTTTTTTATTAATTAATAATTTGTTTTATTGGGTTTGGGTTTGTAGGTTATGGTTTAGGTTAATCTACTAGAACAACGTCACCATCACGAATAACTCTATAAAGAGTATCTTTCCATGAGATGTCGTGTCCAGCATGTTTATCGTAATATATCGTGTCTCCATCTTTTAATCCTTCAACTAAATTACCACACGATATTATTTTTGCTTTTATGTAACGGTTGTCTACGTCTGTATTATCCGTCATTATAAGACCAGCAACCTTTTTAGGTTCTGTCTTTATTTTGTTTACTATTATATATCTATTAATTGCTTTCATTCATTCTCATATTTGAAATTACACAATCTGCAGATATAATAGTTGATACTACACTCACCGCGTTTTTGAGCGCCGATTTTGTAACCAAAACCGGGTCTATTACTCCAGCGTCTATCATATTGACAAGATCTCCAGTTATAACATTTATTCCTTCGCCTTCTTGCATAGGAACTGAAGTTTGTATTCCAGCGTTGTCTAATATAACGCTATAAGGGGCTTTAATAGCTTTAAGTAGTATCTCTTCACCTACCGCTTTAGCGGTGATTTTTTCTGAAGCATTTAATAGTGCTACACCACCACCAGGAACTATCCCTTCTTGTAAAGCAGCTTTTGTAGCATAGATAGCATCTTCCACTCTATCTTTCTTTTCTTTCATCTCAACTTTAGAATCAGCACCTACCTTTACTATTCCAACAGATCCCGATAGCATAGCTAATCTTTGTTGATGTTTTTTCTTAATAAAAGGATTTTTATCCTCTTTATCAATTAACTTTTGTATACTCTTAATTCTTTCGTTTATTTCTTTTTCTGGAGTATCTATAGTTAATACTGTATTTTTATCATTTGTAATAGCTGTATAAGCCTCACCTAAACAATCTATATCAATTAAATCAAGATCATCACCTAATTGTTCATTTATAACTTTTGCGCCTACAAGAAAAGCAAGATCTTCAATTGTATCTTGTTTAGTAGGGCCAAAGCCTGGTAAATCAACTATATTAACTTTAATATTACCTTTTACTTTATTCATAAGAAGAGCAGCTTTAACTTGCTGTTCAACTGGAGCAACTATAAGTAAAGCTCGTTTATTTTTTATAACATGCTCTAGTACTGTTTGTATTTTTCTTATGTTTGGAATTTCTGATCCTACGATTAATACTAATGGGTTATCAAGCTCACAAACTTGCTTGTCCTTATCAGTAACAAAATGTGGAGATGTGAGTCCTGAGTCGATTTGCACGCCGTCAACTATCTCGACGTATGTCTCTTCAGTTGGAGACTCTTCCATTAATACCACACCATCTTTACCTACTTTAGTATAAGCCTCTGCTATAATCTTTCCTAGTTCCGCATCATTATTACAACTTATTGAACTAACAGATTCCAGCATATCGCCCTCGATCTTGACAGAAACTTCATCTAGGTAATCATTTACCTTTTTAAGACCAGATTTTATACCGCTCTTAATATCTCTAATAGTTTCGTCACTATTATTTACTTCATTTAACAAAGATTCAGCAAGGACGGTAGCTGTAGTAGTACCGTCACCTGCTTCTCTTACAGTATTTTTAGCAGATTCTTTAATAAGGGTTGCCCCCATATTTTCAACCGGGTCAAATAAGACTACGCTTTCCGCAACGGTTACACCATCTTTTGTTATGACCGGAAGTCCTCGTGCATCTTCATAGATTACGCACTTTCCAGACGCTCCTAAGGTTGATTTAACTGCCCTTGCTAGCTTTTCAACACCAGCAACTACTTTTTTATTAGCAATTTCGCCAAAGTTTATATCCTTAACGATCTCGCTAGGCTGATTATATTCCATATTTAATTAAATTTGATTAAATTGTGCTCTATTCGAACGTTTTTACTACTTTTGGACCTTTTGTAGCCTCCAATTTCTTTGAGAAATGGTCGATGCTGCCATTAATTGCGGCTTCTGCACCTTCTATGGTCTCTCTTCGTGTAACATCATGCCATTTATCTTCTTGATCTGGATAAGAACACTCCGTTTGGTAAAATCCATTCGGTAATTGTGTAATTCTCCAGTTCTTTTTCTCAGCTAAATGCTTCCACTGGTTAATAGTTGTTTCATTCGGTTTAGTATTGCTAGTATATGTACTAGTCTTGTAGTATAAATAAGTCATTTTGGTTTTATTTTTGGTTAATATTGACTTGGTCTAGGGTCTTTCCCTATTTTCTTTTATATCTAGTTGATTTATTTCTAGATTTTGATGTCTTTTTCATTGTCTTAGTGCTAAAGCCTTCTCTTTTTGTTCCTTTACCATCGTTACCTCTATTTGCTTTAACAGACTTAAATCTTTTATCTTTGTGGTCATAATCTTTACCACGTATGTCTTTACCGGCTTTCTTAGCAGCACGTCTTTTTCTTTGGTTTTCTGCTTTCATTTTACGTCTACGATCCGTCATAGCCGCTTCTTTATCGCGTTTCTTTTTATCTGCCGCAGCTTTTGGTGAGAGTTTCTGTTTTGCCATACTCCTATTATCACATAGTAAAGAAGTAATTTACACTCTATGTGACAAAAGCCTATTACTTATATCTCTACTAATCTATCTCTACCCTTAGATATTACTCTAGTAATATCCTTAGGTAAGAAGAACAAGTGTGACACTAGCCTATTACTAGTATACTATAACTACCTAATGTCACAAAAAAATAGCATTATAAATATAGAAACATAGCGTCGCCACTATCCCCCTGGCTACCAATCTGTTACGGAAATCGTTTTTAATTTGGCCCACGGGCCCCTATTTCCCCCGTTTTTATTGAAATTTTTTGCCTTTTCTAATTTTATACTCACAAACTAAATACGATACACATTTGATAATATATATGTAATGAGAAACACACAAACAAATACAAATAAAATAAATTCCAAACTAAATACAAACTTAGTCTGATAATATAATAAACTAAATAATAATAATTAAATTAAATAAATATGAAATTAGAAACTAAAAGATTCGTAATAAGAAAGTCATTAATCGGTAAGAATGCAGTAATAACATTCGTTAATAAGAAACAAGAGACAGTATCTTATAATCACGACGAAGTATATAATACTCATAAAGATAGATTTGAGTCAATGAATTGCTTCGCGAAGTATAAGTCGTACACTAATAGCAATGCAATACCAGCATTCGCTCGTGACTTAACAATTGCGTAAGTAATTGCACACTAACAGAGTCAGTGGTATCACTGCCACTACTCAATTAATGTATAAACAATATACATACTTTTATAGACGAGTTAGTTCCACTTGTTCCCTCGATAAAATATGAATGAGTATCAAGTAGTTATGGTAAATTAGC